AAGCGGTTTGCGGTTGGCACGTTTGCCCTTCCTGCTCTGCAAAAAGTGTTGCCCGCCGCGCAGTCATATGCCGAGGATGGTATTACCAATCTAGGATTTGCTACGCTCGCTGGAACAGGCGGAACGAATGACGCGACTTATCCTTACGAAGCTGGCAGCGTTGTTCCGACTGGCCACACAACTGCCGCTTACGGCAATGCTATCGCAACTTCATACCGAAACGCAGATGGGTCGTTGAGGATCGAGGCGACGTGGCCCGGGTCGGCGTCGCAGGGAGGCGACGGGGTAATTATCAAGTACTTCTTTACGTTCCCTGTGGCTACATTTGGCGAGCGTTGCCGTTTCAAGATGTATGCCCGTTTCAGGATTCACTCGTCGTCTGGGCTGGCTCAAGTATTCCCGTCAATCATTCTGACGCCCACGAACGAAAGTTATATCGGAGAATTCGGCAATGACATTGCCGTTTCGATGCCAAATGACGGATCGCTGATCTGCCTGACGACGCCAGAATTCTTCGTTGGGGTCGGCAACACAGCGGCACAACTTTCGTTTGAGATTCGCCCTGTAACCGGAGCGGTTGGAGCATTTGCAAATATTAGTTTAGTGGAATACGGGCTTATTCCGGTTGAGGCAGAGTGTCCGGCTATGTTCGTCTGATTTTCTAATCCCCTCTGCACGGTCGTTAGAATTTATGAGAGTTTCAACCTATTTAATATCTTCTACGTTGGGTCTAGTCACAGAATCGCCTTTGGTTTTGGCGGAGGAACTTGCGAAACCATTCGAAAGTTGTAGCCTCACCGCTTATTGGGATCCCGCAGGATACCCAACAAACGGATGGGGTAATCTCTTGTCGCGTGAGCGAAGGTCCAATGTAATGAAGCAGTTAGGGCTGACGGGCGAACAGGTGGATATGTGGTTACAGGAGACGTGGCCCCCCGATTACGCAAGAAGAAACGGATGCCCGTTTTTTAGTCAATCTAAACAAAGCCTACACTTCTGTTAAAAGGCTTGTTAAAATTCAACTATCCGCAAACCAACTGGCAGCCCTCACAGATTTTGCGTTCAATGCTGGCAGTGGCAACTTACAGATTTCCACGTTGCTTCGGTTTGTGAACAGAGGTGAATTTGTTGATGCTGCGGATGAATTTTTGAAGTGGAACAAGGCGGGCGGCATCGTGTATCCGGGATTAACCAGACGTCGAACCGTAGAACGCAAACTCTTCCTGGAACCTTAGAAATGGCTGAAAAACAAGCAAACGAATTTATGGAAATGTTTCGCGCAGTCTTCCCGTTCCTGACAACTTTCCTCCTCTCCATTTGGGGCGGAACTGTCTCCCACATCCAACGGATCCGAAAAGCCAGACGCAAGTTCACGCTTGGACCTGAATACTGGATGGACATTATCATCTGCTCGTTTGCTGGTCTGCTGACCCACTTCTTCTGCGAATATGCAAACGTTGACGGTTGGCTTCGTGCGATACTGATTTCAATCTCTGCCCACATGGGAACCAGAGCGATTGCAAGTTTCGAAAGTTTGCACCGTCACTTTTTCTCCGTAAAGGAATAACCACATGTCTTTCGTCGCTGAGGATGGAACTGGTCTCGCAACCGCTAACGCCCTTATCGACGTTGCCTTTGCGGATGACTACTTTACGGACCGTGGCATCATCGCTTGGACTGGTAGTACGACAGTCAAGCAATCTGCCCTCGTTCGTGCCACGGATTACATTGAAACCCGGTTTGGCAGTCTGTTTTACGGTGACAAAAAGAGCTCCACACAGGCACTTTCGCACCCAAGGGTGAACACAAGTACCGGGGAGTTTCCCGTTGCGCTAAAACGGGCCGTGTGCGAGTATGCGGTGCGGAGTTTAAGTGTTACCTTGATACCAGATCCCGAGATCCATCCAAGTGGTCAAGGGTTGGAGCGCACTCGTAGCAAGGTTGGCCCAATTGAAGAAGAAACCCGCTTCCAATATCAGGGTCCGGGTACGCAACGCATCATTCTGCGTCCATACCCTGCGGCGGATATCTTGCTTAATGGGCTGATCAAGTCGTCAGCAGGGACGGTGATCCGTGGCTGATCATGCAAAATACGTCACTTTTGCCAAAAGACTTATCCAGGCGAATGGGCGTCAAATTAGGCTCCAAATACTTGCTCAAAACGGTACGGATCCATCGAAACCGTGGCGCGGCAATAGCTCTGATGACATCGCCAATGAATACAACGCGGTGGCTGTCTTTGTACCTGCAATTGGTCGAGAGTTAGGAACACTTGTAAAAGACACGGAAATGCTTAAACGTTCCACTCATGTCTGTATCTGTGAACCAGTTGCTGAGGACTTGGAGGAGAAGGTAACTCGTATCCAAGACTCCGACAACTTGCTTTTTCGTGTAATATGGTCCCAGGCACTTAAACCGGCGGATAAAACCGTCCTGTATGTATTCGGACTTGCACGATGACAACCCAAGAAGCAATTGACGCAATGTGCAAGGTGTTCCTGGACGTCTGGGGCACTGACAATCCTATTGTGTGGTCAGACTTTACAACGCGCCCACCAACCGACAACATTCCGTGGGCACGAGTAATCCTGCGGCATACAGATGGACGACAATCCAGTCTTGCAGGGGCGCTCTCCACCCAACACTACGACAGTTCGGGTGTTCTTACGGTACAGATTTTTACACCTATCGGTCGCGGTCAGACCGAGTGTTACGATTTAGCGACCAAGGTGCGAAACGCATTTCAGGACGCTAGGTTGGACGTATGGTTCCGCAACGTGCGTCTTAACGAGAGAGGGGTAAGCGGAAGTTTCAACCAAATCGATGCCCGAATGGACTTTATTTACGACGAAGTGAGGTAGTGAAATGGCAAACAAGATTGACAGTAACATTACAGGGCTTCGCTTCGCTGAAGAAGTGTCGCTCAAAACTCTTCCGGGTTCGCCGGTCTGGTATCCGCTTGAGCCGAACAGCTATTCGGACTTTGGCGGTCAAATCAAGACGGTTGCCCGTAACCCAATCAACCCGACGCGCCAGCGCAAGAAGGGTGTGACAACTGACCTGGATGCGTCCGGTGGTTTTAATACCGACCTGACGCTGACGAACATGACCCGTCTGTTGCAGGGCATCTTCTTTGCGGACATCCGTGAGAAGAAAACAACCGCACCGATGAACACGACCGCTGACACCGTCTCCACCATCAACACTGGCACGAAGACCTTTACCGTGTCAGCAGGTGGAACCGGCTTCCTGGCAAACAACCTTGTGATGGGCGCGAACTTTGGTGTCGCTGCCAACAACGGAATTTTCACCGTTGCGTCGAGCACGGCAACCACTGTAGTCACCTCCGAGACACCGAGCGCGGAAACTCCACCGGCAAACGCTTCACTGACGGTTGTCGGTCACCAGTTCCCATCTGCTGACGCTTCGATCGTGATGAACGGTAACTTGGTTCGCTTGCAGTCCGCCGGGGTTAATATGACCACATTAGGCCTAATTGCTGGTGAGTGGATCTACCTTGGTGGCGACGCTGCCGCAACGACGTTCAACTCTGTCAACAAGGGATTTGCGCGTATCGGTACGATCACAAACACCTACATTGAGTTTGACAAGGTAAGCTGGACTGGTGCTGTTGCAGACGTTGGCACCGGTAAGACCATCCGCATCTTCTTCGGTAGCGTACTTCGCAACGAAACGACCGCCGCCCTTATCAAGCGCCGCACGTATCAGCTTGAGCGCACCCTTGGCGACGACGGTAGCGGTGTGCAATCCGAGTATTTGGTCGGTGCGGTGCCGAACGAGTTCACGCTCAACATTGCTCAGGCGGACAAAGCAACCTGCGACGTCACATTTGTAGCAGTTGATAACGAAACCCGCACTGGTGCAATCGGTGTCAAGTCCGGTACGCGTCCGACGCTGGTGAATAGCGCGGCGTTCAACACGTCGTCTGACATCACCCGCATCAAGTTGGCTTCGGTATCCGCAACTGATCCGGCACCAACGGCTCTGTTTGCCTTTGCAACGGAAATGAAGCTGACGATCAAAAACAACGTGAGCCCGAACAAGGCGATTGGTACGCTGGGCGCATTTGATACGTCCGTCGGTACGTTCGAGGTTGGCGGTTCGCTGACGGCTTACTTCGCGTCTGTTGCGGCGGCCGCTGCGGTGCGTAACAACAGCGACATTACCATTGACATCCTGATGCAGAAAAAGAACTCCGCGCTGCTTTGGGACGTCCCGTTGCTGTCGTTGGGTGACGGTCGTCTGTCGGTTGAGCAGGACCAACCGATCACAATCCCGTTGGAGACGAATGCTGCTGAATCCAAGTTCGGCAACACGTTGCTTTTCCAATATTTCATGTACTTGCCGGACGTCGCTGGTGGCGTGTAATATGTGCGGGTAGTTCCACACAAGGGGGCTTCGGCCCCCTTTTCTTACCTAAAGGAGATTCACCATGTCGCTTTACAAACAGTTTGCAACTGACAAGAACGTTGAACGTGATGGCGTTGTTCTGAGCTACGGCAAGAACAGCAAGAACAAGGACATCAACATCCGTATTGCTCGCGCCGGCGGTGCCAACATCCGTTATACCAAGCTGCTCGAAGCTGCGATCAAACCGTATCGCCGCCAGCTGCAGAACGAAACCATGGACAACGGTGTCGCGGAAGACATCACAATGCGCGTCTATGCCCAATCCGTCGTGCTTGGTTGGGAAGGTGTGGAAGACGAAAACGGCAACGACATGGAATTCACCGTCGAGAACTGCATGAAGCTGTTCAAGGATCTGCCGGATCTGTGGGCGGACATCCAGTCACAAGCAACCCGAGCAGCTCTGTTCCGTCAGGACATCCTGGAAGCTGACGCAAAAAACTAGCAGACGTCCTACTCTATGCCCTTGAGCAGGGTCCGACAGAAAAGTTTATTATCCGGCAATGCTTCCAGCAGAATTTACCCCTGCCGGAAAGGATACAAAACGCCCCGGAACTGCTTATGGGCTTAGAGTTGTTTTACATGGCGTTCATGGACCTGACGTCGTGTAGAGGGCAAAGCTACGGAAGTGAAGGTCCGATTGGTTGGCTTAGTATCAACGATTACTGCCGGGTACATGGTATAATTGGCGAACAGCGTGAGGATCTTATCTATCACGTTCAACGTTTAGATGCTGCTTACTTGGAGCACAAAACCAAGAAGCTGAAAGCGGCCCAACCGAAAGCGACATGATGGCAACCCTTGGAAGTCTTGCAAAGAAACTCCGTTCGGCTTCCAAGGCTGTCACATACAACGCTGACGCTCTAGTCAAGCAGATTGCTGAAGAAATCCTTAGAGGTGTGGTTAGCGATACTCCGGTAGATACCGGTCAAGCTAAATCCAACTGGATTGTCAGCATCAACAAACCCTCAACTGATACGCGCGGACCGTATGTACCCGGTAAGAAGGGTTCAACTGCGGTTGAGAACATTATTGCTACTGTTGAAATTGGTGTGCAGAAGTTCGCTGCCTACGAAGGCGGGGACGCAATCCACATCACAAACAACTTGGATTACATCGAGGGGTTGAACGATGGGTCCTTGTCCAAACAAGCCCCGCCCGATTACGTGCAAAAAGCAATCCTGGAAGCGCTGGTAAAGGTCCATGCTGCGGGCTATACCATCCTTCATAATATCGAGGTATCGTGATGAGTGAAAACATTGACATCCGAATCCGGGAAGACGGCTCCCGTGTTGTAGCGCGTAATCTGAACGATGCTGCTACCGGTGCAGAGAAAGCGGACAAGTCCATTACAGGGCTGAATAAAACGCTGGCTAACAGTTCGGGCGCTGAGAGCGCTACTGCAAAGCTGAAAGCGATGATCCGCATGGCGGAAATGTACGGGTCCGGGCTCGTTAAGTCGCTTGACCAAACAACAAATGGCTATCGCAACTCCTTGATGAAGCATTTTGAGATGGTGTCCAAGGAAGCGCGAGCTAGTGCTGCATCAATTAAGAGCCAAATGGAAGCGCTTACCGCAGCCCCGGTCAATATGAACGAGCTCAACGCATATTACCGCAAACAAGAAGCACTAGCGGCGGAGCAAGCAGAGGCGGCAGCAAAGCGGGTTAGCGTAGCTAAAGCGGGCCTTCTTAGTACCTTTGGCAATCTGGTGCCGGCCGCCCGTAGTGCTGGAGAAAGTCAGCAGTTTTGGAACGATAAAGCTCGGGATGCCCATTCGCTTGCAAGAGGGTTAAGTGGATCGCTTGGACAGCTCTGGCTGACATATGGCTCAATTGCTCCACTACTTGCAGGAGCCGCCCTTGGTTCTGCTTTTGTAAACGCTGCTAAATCCGGTTCGGAGCTAAGTTATTCTTTGCAATTTGTTAAGTCATTGGGCGGCGAATCCCAGATAGCAATTGACAAACTTCGGGAATCCACAATTGCTCTTTCTAAGGAAAGCCAGTACGGTCCTGCCCAAATTGCAGACGGTTATCGCATCCTTGCTCAAGCTGGTCTGGATGCTACTCAGTCACTAGCGGTCATGCCTAACGTACTTGCACTAGCTACAACAGGTGAAATGACAATGGAGCAAGCTGGTCTTGCTTTGGTCGGTGTGATGAACGCCTTCAACTTGAAGGTGTCAGACTCCCAACATATTACCGATGTATTTGCAAAAGCTGCGGCGGTATCGCAAACAAGCGTCTCGCAAATGACGGAAGCAATGAAGACGGCTTCTACGGTGGGCGAGCAATACCATCAAAGTATGGAAGGAACTGCAACCGCTTTGGCGCTGCTGGCAAAGGTCAATATCACCGGTACTGCGGCTGGTACGTCGTTCCGCAACATGCTAAAGGAAATGTTCACTCCGACAAAAGCCATTCGTGAGGAATGGAAGCGCTTGGGTATTGAGATGGAGGAAACCGTTACTGACAAGTTCGGGAACTCCACCAAGAAGGTGCGCGACTTTGCAGACGTCGTGTATGACCTCAAGAAGAAAATGGATACGTTGGATGAACCGTCCAAGATGCGCTTGTCCAGCTTCCTGTCCAATGAGCGAGGTGCCAAAGAACTGGTTGCCATGTTGAACCTCTCCCGTAAGGAGTGGGACAAGTTCTATAGCGACATTTCTGAGAAGTCCGAAGGGTTTGCTAAAAAGGTTGCCGAAGATCTGAACAAGGCTGCAAAGGGTGAATGGAAGATTGCTCTCAACACATTGGAAGCTACCCTGACCGAAGCGTTCGCTGGAATGGAACCTCAGTTTATTAGCTTGGCAAAGAAGTTCCGCGGTATTTTTGAAAGCCCGGAATTCGTTACAGTTGTCACAAATGTGGTCACACTCATGCTCCAAGTGACCACAACCGTCGTGGATCTGATTCCGGTGCTGGTGGATTGCGCTAAGGCTTGGGTCGTGTTGAAGGCTGGAATGCTTACGATGGCAATGGTTCAAGGTGCTGTCCAGGCGTTTGGTGCTGTGAGTGCTGCGGTTGGCGGTCTCCGTCTTGCAATGGCTACGTTTAGCGCGGTTGCTGCCGGTACTGCAACGACTTTAACGGGCGGTAGCGGGCTCGTTGCTGCGCTAGGGTTACTTGGGGGACCTCTCACCATTATTCTCGGCCTGCTCGCGGCGGGTGCCACGGCGTGGTTGCTTTGGGGTAATAGCAGCAAGGAGGCAATGGACAAAGCTGGGCAAGCTGCTGCCAGCGCAAGTGCTAACATTCAGAACATGCTTGAGCAACAGCAAGCGGGGTTCAAGATGAACTCTGCAAGCTGGTCCCTTGCTGCTACCAAGGCGATCAAAGCTAAGGCGGATGTGGAAGCACAGATTCAAGACCAACTCAAGAACGTTAACGAAACCACGAACATCGGTTACCGGTATGGTAACGGGATGGTATTTGACCGTAACAACATTGAGGTCACCAACCAACTGAAGCAAGGAAAGGGTTGGACGAAGGA